GTCCAGAATGATAGAATATACTTCAGTAAAAGAGAAGATTATTTAACCTCTAGACGTATTCTTGGACCTTTTCCTCCTCAAATGAAAGGAGATACTATTACAGTTTATATGAGAGTATTTTGGGATGGAGGAGAGAATTCTACACTCAAGGATAAGTATTCTCAAAAGTTTATTGTAGAATAGTTGCTTTTCTGCTCTAGAAGTATTATCTTAATTATATTAATAATATATAGATATAAAGAATACTAACAATAATAAATAAATTACTTAGTTAAATATATAATGTATAAATATATATAACCATTATAATAATAATATTAACAATAATATATAATTAAAATATGGCATTATCGGCAGAACAGATTCAATCTAATTACGAGAAACACTTTAAGATTATTGACATGTATATTGGAGACCGAAAGGATTCAATTAAAGCAATGCTTAATCACATGGAGGATACTTATGTAATGGCTCCTGCAAGTGGTAAGACTTGGTATCACAATGCTTTCGCCGGTGGATATGTTGATCATGTAAATAGAGTAGTGGAATATGCGGTGAAGCAGTCTAGGTTATACGAAGAGATGGGTGGGTCGATAGATTACACCGAAGAAGAACTTGTCTTCGCCGCTCTATTCCATGACTTAGGTAAGATTGGAGATGGTGATGTACCTAACTACATACCTCAGACTGATAAATGGCGTCAAGATAAGCTATCAGAGATGTATACCTTTAACCCAGACTTAGACTTTATGCTCATCCCAGACCGTTCACTGTTTATCTTACAGAAGTTTGGTATCAAAGTAAATCAGAAAGAGTTTTTAGGTATAAGATGTCATGATGGTGTGTTCGATAAGGCAAACGAAGCCTACTTCTTCAGTAATGTTGAGTCATCTAGACAGAAATCGTCATTAATCTCAGTACTACACAGTGCAGATTACTTAGCCTCTAAGGTTGAGTACGATATTTGGAAATCAAACGGTGGGACTTCTAAACCTCAACGTCCAAAGTCTACTTCTTCTACAGGAAGGTCAGTTAAATCATCAGAAGGTCTGTCTAATATCTTAAAAAACCTATAAAATGTTAACTTTACAAATTATTTCCGGAGTTTTAGTTGCTTTTACAATATTTAATCTCTATCTTATACGTAACCTCCTTATAAAGGTTGAGTTATACGAAGATATTATACAAGATCAAACAGAGTATCTACAGAAACTTTCAACTTTAATAAAACAAAGCGATAAACATCTAAAGCAACTTGACGAGCGAGGGGTATTTCAGTCAGATGACGAATTAGGTGAATTTTTTAATCAAATGAAAGCAGTACAAAAAGAGCTTAGTAAATTTGAGCTACCCCAATCATATGGCAAGGAAGAAATCCAAGGCTAACTATTTTACTTCAGAAACAGAAGACTATATAAAAAGATATAATCGTTCGGAAGACAACGAATACAGGAATCAAATATTTACAGACCATATTTACCTCCCCTTCTACAAGTTAGTAGAAAATATCATACATACTTTTAAATTCTACTATACTGATGTAGAGCAAATAGAAGACCTTAAGCACGAAGTAGTAACCGTACTACTAGAAGAGAAGATAATGAAGTTTGATCCTGATAACGGAGCTAAAGCATATTCATACTTCGGCACAATCGTAAAGAGGTGGTTGATAAACTACAATAACAAGAACTACAAGAAACTTTTACAGACTGAATCAACACCAGATAGTTTTGCATTAAATGTTCCCTCCTATATGGTAATAGGTGAACATAAAACAGACTACGATGGTGCAATCTCTCTTGGTACCTATATTGATATGTGGGTAGCGAAGAGTTACGTTAATTTAGATGAAACGTTCTATAAGGATAGTGAGAGAAAAATAGCAGATGCTATACTTACTATATTTAAAAAGAGAAGTGACTTAGAGATATTCAAGAAAAAAGCTTTATATATTTATATACGGGAAATGACTGACTGTGAAACTCCCCAGTTAACTAGAGTCATTGCTACCTTAAAGAAAGACTTCTACGAAGGTTATTTAGAGTTATACGAAAGAGGGTTGCTAGTACCTAACTTAAATGTTGAGTAAGTTACTATTTATAATAAACTATTATTATGAGTTTAGATAAAGAAATATTTAAAGGCAAGACCCTAGCTGACCTATTCGGTGAGATACATGACAACTCTACCAGTACGAGAGGACAGGTTCAAGGTCTAATAAATGAACTCAAACCTCTTATCGAAAACATAGGAGATGCGACTCTTATCGTCCCTATGATTAAGGAGTATATGGAAATAGGAGTAAAGAATGACGATGCATTGATTAAGTTAGCGACAATCATACAGCGTATAGAAACAGCGCAAAGTAAAGAAGGAGCAGGAGAGTTTGACTTCTCTGACCTTCAAGACCTATTAGAAGAGTCTCAAGAAATAGAAAACGAAGTAGCCGAAGTTCCTAAAGAGGAAGAAAAGTAATATGTCAGACAATAAAATTTTAGCATCAACCGCACGTGTTGTAGATGTGGTAATGGATGAAGCGCACCCGTTCTTTAAGAACTATGGTGATATTGGAGCTATAAGATATAGACTACTAGATTCATCTGGAAAAGAATCTGACCTAAGATCTTTAGATATAGCATACCCCATAGATCGTAACATTTGCTCTTTTCCATTGACAGGAGAAGTTGTACAGTTATTTATAGGCCCTAAAGCCCAAGATGTGGTAGACATAGCGGATACTCCTAAAGTATACTACGGGTCATCTATAGCTATATGGAATCACCCTCACTATAATGCTCATCCAGATCCAGGGCTAAAAGAGGGAGATCCTAACCCAGGTCCAGGTTTTGTTGAAAGAGGAGATATATACCCTTTGCTTCCATTTATGGGAGATACTATTATAGAAGGAAGACACGGTCAGTCTATTAGAATGACAGGTGCAAGAGGTAACCAGCAGTTTTTAGTCAACGATGAGAATAATGGTAAACCTCTTACAATTATACGTAACGGTCAAGAAGCTCAATCTGAAAGTGAGGCTCTAGGGTCGGCTCTAGGATCAGCAGTAGGGCTATCATACTTAGATGCTGATGGATATACTCCAAAAGTAGAGGATGTTAATAAAGATCTAACCTCCATATATCTAACCTCAGACCACACTATACCCTTAATACCAGCTAGCGATGAAAAAGGATCATTCCTCAACTTCGGCCCCTTAGATACTGATCTCTACAGAGGAGCACAAGCTATAATTCAATCTGGTAGAATAGTACTCAACGCTAGAGATGAAAGTATATTATTAGCATCTAAAGAACATATATCTCTTAGCTCAAACGATACTCATATCGACGCTTCAGAAAGAGTAGTAATAGATGCACCTAAAATATTCCTAGGCACTACAGCATATAAATTAAGAAAAGCACCTAGAAGGGAAGGACCTAACGAGGATCTGCAGCAACCTGCTGTACTGGGAGGAGTAGCAGAACAAATACTCCTAGATATATTAGAAGCTTTAAAAGAGCTGATAGGAGCAATGAGCAACCCATTAGATCCCGACGTATGGATACCAGGAGTAATACTCGCTGCTGAATCAGTCAAAGCTTTAGTAGAGGGTACAGAGACAAGAGTTGTAACAGAATTAAAATCTAAAAAAGTCTTTATAGAATAATGGGTAGATATGTTCAAATAGATACAGATGTCCTAAAGGAACACTTAAATCAACAGTTAGGTAAACTTGACGGTGTAATTAGGAATAAGGGTAGACAGGCTCTAAAGACCCTAATACGTAAATTTAAACAAAGAGCAATTGAAGTTGGAACAGGACTAGTTCTTCAAAAACTATCCCCATCACTATGTGAGAAAAACTCAGACATAGCAGTAGGAGTAGAACAAACGAATGAGTTCATGCAAGGTGTTTCAGGATCTTTAAGTAAACTAACAGGTATGGCAGGTAAGATACTAGGCCCCATATCAAAACTACTTGGTATTATTAAATTAATTATAGCACTACCAATTCCTACATCTGTACCTCCCGGTATAGGTATTACTATTTCCGTCGGAGAGGGGTTTGATGAAATTAAATCAACACTAAAGGAATTTGTAAACAAAGCTAAAAATTTAGCAGCATCTATCTCACACGCAGTAGCTACAGTCTCTGCAGTAAACAGTGCCTTATCAATGGTACTCGACAGACTTAACGACTTAATGGCTTTCGCAACTTCATTCTGTGAGATAACAGATGCCTTTGCAGACAGTTTAGAGAATGGAACTGACGTAGGAGCATTAGATCAAGACCTTTTAGATGAGTATGGAAAGATACTATTTGAAATGGCTAATTCATTAGAGGCTTTGTTAGACGGTACAGATGACGGATCTGGATTCGACAACGCCAGTCAGGATATGCTTGAGTTAATCGAAGATTACGCTATTGAAGCATTTATACCAGAGGGTATAAAATCAAGATTACGTAGAAGAAGAATAGATGATAATTTCGGAACCACTGGAGGCGATGGAGTTAATGCAGGCGATGGCACTGGTCTTAATCTAGGGCCAGACGGACTTCCATTAGGGGATGCAAATAACCAAGGAATAAACCTACCGGATCAAAACTCAGAACTATACGAAGCAATAGACGGTATCGTATATATTCTAAAAGTAGAAGAAGATCCTACCTCACCAGAGGTAGCACAAAGAAGATATGGAGTAGCACAGACACTAGAAAATGTAACTGTTTTAAAGTCTCCACCAACATTTACCACTAAATCCAAAACAATTTTAGCTGATATAAAGGTAAGATTAGATACTCAGCTATCAATACTTTAATTAATAGATATTTATAATTATGAAACTAGATACATTACGAAAAGTAATAAGAGAGGAAGTCAAAGCAGCTATAAAAGAAGAGTTGCAAGACATGCTCAATGAAGCTGTAAAAGTTGCTAGCGCACCTTCTACCTCTAATGTACAAAATACAAATCAATATAAACCAGTTGTACAGAAAGATTTATCAAAAACCTGGTCTACAGGAAAGATTAACACAGGAACAATTCCATTAGAAGAAATGCTTAATCAGACACAGAGAGAGATGACTGGTGAAGACTATAAACAAATAACCGGAGCTACAGGTCCATCTGTTAATACATCTACCTCTAATATGATGGCTAATCAAATGGGGTTAACTGAAAATAGCGGACCGATGCCCGGTATCGATATTAGTAAGTTAGACTTTGTAAAGAAAGCAAAAGGTATATATGACTTAGCTAATAAAAAAACTAACGGACAGTTGACATAATATGGCATTTGAAGCAAAAAAAATTAATCCACTAGACTTACAGCCTCGTAAGGCAATTGGTGTATCTCTACCTTTCACGGGTTTAGGTGTATTTAATTCAACTTTTGCTACTAAAGATGCTATAAAGAATAACTTAATAAATTTCTTTTTAACAGGAAAAGGAGAAAGGTTTTTGAACCCAGCCTTTGGAACAGGTTTAAGGAATTTATTATTTGAAAACATATCTAAACAAAATTTAGATGCTATAGATGGAGAAGTAAAAGAATCTTTGAGAAACTACTTTCCTCAAGTTATACCAATTAACATCAACACACAAGGAGAACCTGACAGAAACTCAGTTACCTTTAGTATGAGATACCAAATACAGGATACAGGTATAGAAGATACTGTAGCTATTAACTTTGAACTAGAATGAAAGAAGTAAGAGACATAAAATATATTAACAGAGATTTTAATGATTTTAAGAACTCATTAGTTGAGTTTGCTAAAAACTATTTCCCTGACACCTACAATGACTTCTCTCCTGCATCGCCAGGTATGATGTTTATTGAAATGGCAGCCTATGTTGGAGATGTTCTATCTTTTTACTCGGATACTCAACTACAAGAGACTTTCGTACAACATGCTAAGAACCCAGAAAACTTATATTCATTAGCATATACATTAGGGTATAAACCAAAAATTACAACAGTTGCAGAAGTTGAGTTAGAAGTAACTCAAAACGTAGCTGCTACAGGAGCCGACTATCAACCTAACTTTAACCAAGCCTTACTCCTATCAGCAAACGCACAACTGAAAGCTACCACAACAGGACAACCATCCTTCTTAATAGATCAGTCTATTGACTTTAGCTTTTCAAGCTCTTACGACCCCACTACTATAACAGTAGCCTCAATTGCAGGAGGAAATCCAGCCGAGTATACACTTAAAAAGAAGGTAAAAGCTTTCTCTGGAGAGGTCGCAGTTAAAACAGAAGTTATAGGTAATGCTGAAAAATTTAAAACTATAACAGTAGAAGATACTGATATTGTAGGAATCTTATCTATAGTAGATTCAAGCGGTAAAACATGGACTGAAGTGCCTTACTTAGGACAGGAAACAGTATATGATGATTTAGCAAATACTGACCAAGATTCTGGCGAAGTAGCTAATAAGCTTACATTAAAGAAAGTCCCTAGAAGATTTGTAACAAGATTTAATTCATTAGGAAACCTTCAAATACAATTCGGTGCAGGAGTTAGTGACTCAGACGATTCAGTAATTATTCCTAACCCAACTAACGTAGGTATTGGAAACGCTGACGGTCTATCTAGAATAGATACATCATACGACCCATCGAATTTTCTATTTAGTAGAACATACGGAGTAGCACCCTCGAATATTACATTAACTATATCATACCTAAAAGGAGGAGGAGTACAAGCTAACGTACCTGCTAATACTATTACTCAACAGTCCGCTGTTACTGCCACTGCTTCTGATAACTCTTATCAAGAAACTATTGCATTCACTAATATCTTACCTGCAACAGGCGGGAAGGACGGAGACACGATAGAAGAGATAAGAGAGAATTCTCTACGTTCTTTTAACGAACAAGGTAGAGCAGTAACCTTACAGGATTATAATGTAAGAGCTCAATCATTACCAGCTAAATTTGGATCAGTTGCTAAAACGTTTGTTACTAAAGATGAAGCAACTAGTAAAGAAACAAAGACAACTTTAGTAGACGATAACCCCTTCTCTTTATCTCTTTATACTCTAGCTTACGATAATAATAAAAAGTTAACATATGCTAGTGATAATTTAAAGAGAAACTTAAAAACCTATCTATCTCAATATATGATGATATCAGATAGTATAAACATAAAAGATGCATTTGTAGTAAATATAGGAATAAACTTCGAAGTATTAGCACTCCCTAACTATACAGGAAGAGCAGTATTATTAGAGTGTATTCAAAAAGTAAAAGAGTACTTTATAACGGCAAACAGAAACATTAACCAACCTATCAACCTAGCAAGAATAACTACAGTTTTAGACAGAGTTAAAGGGGTACAGACAGTACAGAAATTAGAGATAGTAAATAAAGTAGGAGAAACATATTCGGAGTTTGGATATGATATAGCAGGAGCAACTAGAAATAACGTAGTTTATCCTTCTTATGATCCTTGCTTCTTTGAAATAAAATACCCCGACACAGATATTAAAGGTAGAATAATAACAGTTTAAAATGGCAGTATACAGAATATACCCTGAAGCAGATACATTTATTACTTCGTTCATTTCGGAATCAAATGCCGGTATTGATGAGATAGTAGAACTAGGAGGTTTCCCTAACAGAATAATTAAAGGAGAATCATCTCGTATTTTGGTAAAGTTTAAAGATACAGAGGTAACCTCTACTTTAACTAATATTGTATCAAGTGGATTTTCCGCTAGTATAAATTATACTTTAGCAGATGCTACTGAATTACCAGAAACACTATCTATTAATGCATGGCCTCTAGCAGAATCATTTACCAAAGGAATAGGGAAGATAGAAGACACACCTACAGATAGATCCGGAGTAACATGGAAACATAGAAATGCAGATAGAAACAATGCATGGGGAACTTTGATATCAAACGCTACAAGCTCTTTCTCAGGAAGTTTAACTGGTGGAGGAATATGGTATACCGGTTCTAATAATATAGACCTAACAACTACAACTTCACATACTTATTTAGATAGTAAAGATATAGATATAAACGTAACAGAAGCAGTAAAATTACAATTCTCTTCTTCTATTGTTAATAACGGATTTGTTTTAAAACTAGCAGATAACCTAGACTTTAATACTACATCCTCTATTAAGTTAAAATATTTCTCTCAAAATACTCATACCATATACAGACCCTACTTAGAGTTTAAATGGGATGACTCTTCATTTATTACTGGAAGCAACAGTATACTAGCCACCGATAAAGCTGTCATTGGAATAAACAACAACTCAGGAGAGTACGGTAATAAAGGAAAGAAAAGGTTTAGACTAACTAGTAAACCTCAACACCCAGTAAGAACATTTAGTACAGGTTCTATATATAAAACTAACTACGCACTACCTGCTACCAGTACTTATGCAATACAAGATGAATTTACAAAAGAGAACATCGTTGACTTTGATCCAACTTTTACTAAAATAAGTTGCGATTCTGAAGGAAGTTTCTTTGATTTACATTTAACTAACTTAGAGCCTGAGAGATACTATAAAGTACTAATCAGCTCTTCTTTAGACGGAAGTGATGTTATAATAGATAATGACAATATATTTAAAGTAGTTAAGAATGGCTGAAATTAAGATTCAGAAGACCGTATTTAATAAACCGGAATTTGATAATGTTATCGATAGAGACTTCAAATTCTTTACTCCTCCTGAGGACCTAGAGGATAATGATACTGTACTCGAACTATTCAGACTTTATAATAAACTTTATTTCGAAATACCTTTAAGAGACACCAATACCTCCCACGAATTTTTAATTAGAAAGA